TAACGGAGGTCCATGTTTCCAAGCGATAGGCAACGCCAATATGAGACTGTTGTGGGGTCTCCAAGGAGAAATAGATATAGACACAGGCGTTGGTAATCCTGGTACTGGTGAAGTATGGTCGTGGTTCACAGCGTACTATGACGCAGAAACCAGTATTCTAAGGGTATTCGCAGACCGTGCGCTAATTTATGACCAAGTAGTCGCCCCAGAAATAGCAGTTGATGATCGGGCTTGGGTATTAGGTGTTCAATCAACAAGTGCGTCCGCCAAAACATTCCGTGTTCAACATTTTGTCATGGCTGTCTCTAAGTATCCTCAGCTGACTGTAGAAGGTGTAGGCTTGTAATAGGGTCTCAATATGACCGCTTCGTTAAACGACACTATGATGACCGCGATGGGTAATCTGGGATATACCAGTAGCACGTTCAACGGTAGATTGTTTGAATGGGCAGAAGGTATGGGCGGAACCGGGGCTACTTTAAGTGAAGTGGTGCAGTCAGCCTTAGACATAAAAGGTACTCATGCTAGTCGTACTCTTGACGATGCTTGGAACCAAGTTCTAAGTGGGTTTTACGGCGCGACGCTCAATGGGTTTGACCCGCAGACACTAAACAACAGAATAAAGTTGTTCTTTGAGCGTGGCGGACAATTAGTGGCTCCGCTGTCGCCTATCACGCAGTACGATGCTTCGACGTGTGTCGACATGACTTTTGATATCGCTGGAACAATTCCTGTAGACATTATTATGCGGGACATTGGTACTTGGGGCGATCTGGTGTGTACAGCAGATGACACGACTAGACCACACTGGGGGGCTAGTGGGATCACGTCACCGGAAAGCGCGGGTGGTGTCTACAAGGATATTAATTCAATAACTGGTGTCTATATGGACGGCACTGTAAACGTTTTACGTGATTTGTCGTACACAGCACTTAATTCTGATGAAGTCAGTATATATTTTGTCGCTGATCTGGACGGTATGCCTTACAGTAGTGTGATCTGGGGGGTTTGTGGCGATCTTCAAGGTATGTGGCAGAACGCTAATGGTTGGCAGTTTCTCACTCCTTCTGCTAATGCTCTTCGGTTCTTTCATTCAGCGGGTGCGGACACACTTACTCGAAATGTCACTGGCATCGCCGTTGGACCTCACTTGTACGAAGTACACATAGATAGTTCGGGTAACGGTGAGATGTTTGTTGACGGAGTGTCCCAAGACACAGATACATCTACTGTGTTAGTCAAAAACCCTGACATACTAAGTTTTGGAGCTGGTAACTCAGGGGGACGGGTTAATGTTCCTACAGGCTATTCCAGAATGCTTATAGGCGAGCTTTTAATGTACGACACAGCTTCTAGTGCGGGTAATAAGACAACGATTAGAAATTACCTGAACACTAAATGGGGTCTTTAATAAGGAGAAATAAAATGTTACCAGAAGCGGATATGGGTATGACGAATATGGCGATGGACGGACAAATGCGACCAAGACAAGGTGAGCATTACGTTCGCTTCTTCCATGATGCTGTACAGGATATGGCTAAAACTGAAGAAGAAGGCCGACCGATTTACGAGGACCGTGAGTTTATTGAAATTAGGGCTCCCGGCAATCAAACTTCTGTGTTGATTAAAGAAGTCAACGAATACTATAGGGATATGTTTGCCATGCAATATCATGCGTGGAAGCAGGGTGACGAAGAGCAAATTCACGGCACACCTCTTAAAGCGTGGCCGATGATAACTGCTTCTCAGGTTAAAGAATTACAGCACTTGGGTATCCTGTCGGTAGAACAACTGGCAGAAGTAGCTGACTCCAGCGCAGGGGCGTTCATGGGATTTAACACGCTCAAACGTCGTGCTAAATTGTTCCTGGAAGCTGCGGAAGGCAACGCCCCAATGGAAAAGATGTCTGCCCTACTTGAGGAACGTGATAATGAAATTGAAGTCTTAAAGCGTAATATGGAAGAGATGGGCAAACGCATCGATGACCTCATGGCTTCACGCGGGGGTGATCAAGATGAGGACTAAGCATGGCTGATTTAGAAAGGTACATTACGGCTCAGAAGGCTATTAGTCGCGCAGCCGTTGAAAGTGGTCTGTCTTCTGTTTCGGACCCTTTTGGATCTACTGACCCAGCGCATAATCAGTTGATAGAGCTCTTGACCTCTGTAGGTCAAGAGCTCTTGTACCTTAATCAATGGCAGTATATGGTTCGTGAAGAGACGTTTACGACGGTGGTTCCTGGTGACACAGGCGACTATGACCTGCCTACGGACTTTGGTTACATGATCCCGCAAACTGGTTGGGAGCGCACGAATAATGTCCCACTGTACGGACCTCTTAGCGCCCAAGACTGGCAGTACCTGAAGGGTCGTGACTTAGTTGACTCTACGATCTACGCATCATTTAGAGTGTCAGAGAATCAGCTGAAGCTGTACCCGCAGCCTCCTACAGATGGACTAGAAATAGCTTACGAGTATATGTCACGTAACTGGCTCTTGAAGGCAGGTGGTGGCTACCGCGATTCAGTACAGGCTAACGACGACACGGTACTGTATCAGCCAATTTTAGTCGTGAAGGCGTTGAAACGTGCCTTCTTAGCAGCGCGAGGATTTGACACTACCCGCGCTGATGCTGAGTACGAGAAGGCGCTGGACGCGTACATTGGTAATGATGAAAGCGCTCCAATACTGAATGCTGGCACAAATAGCCGTTCGTTTCCGTACTTACACTCTCGGTACAATACTCCTGATAAAGGGTTCGGGGCATGACGAGCAGACCTCAAAGGCAGCGCACTGAAGGGTTTGAGATGCCTGCTCCTACGAACGGTATCAATGCTGCTGACGGGTTCATGTCTATGGCTCCCAACGATGCCGTGTGGATGAGCAACATTGTTCCTGGAGAATACGGCTGCCGCGTCCGCAAAGGATACTCAGAGTGGGCTAACCTTGCGATAGGTGGGCTGAACGACATTCGCAGTATAATGCCATTCGTAGATCAAGACGGCATTACGACCAAGAAGTTTATAGCTACGGATCAGGGTATATACGACGTATCCACTTCTGGCATAGCGCCGACTAAAGTCGTTACGTTCAGTACTACAGGTAGTGACGCCGGTTGGTGTTCGTACTTACAGATGACTAGCATTGGAGGGACCCACTATTTACTCGTTGCTGATGAAGCTAACGGGTACTTCACGTACGATACATCAGGTGGGTGGGTGACGAATCCTTCTGTCACTGGACTGCCCGGATCTATGACATCTAACCACATACGATTCATAGCTAGTTTTAAGGATCGCTTATGGTTTGCCTTAGAAGGTACGTCAGATGTGTACTACTTAGGACTTGCTGCTATCACGGGCGCTGCTGTCAAGTTTGGGGTCGGCGCTAAGACCGCTCATGGTGGCTACACAGTCGGTATGTGGAACTACACACGCGACGGTGGTGATGGTATAGACGACTTTCTTACCATAATGACGAGGGGAGGGGATTTGCTAGTTTATCAGGGGTATGATCCAGCTAGCTCATCAAGCATAGAACTTGTCGGACAATGGTACGTGGGTGATGTTCCAGAAGGTCGCCGTCTTGTCAGTGAATTTGGCGGTGATCTTTTACTTTTGACTACGTTTGGTGTGTTCTCACTGTCTAAACTGTTAAGTGGCGGTCTTATATCTGACCCCGATTTTTATCTTACGTACAAAGTCGCACGTTTAGTGCGGGACGTTATGTCAACGAATAGTGGTTCACGAGGTTGGGAGGTCAAAATCCACAACAGAGAAGCAGTTCTTATTCTGGGTATGCCGCGAGTCAATTCTAGACCGTATAGACAGTACGTTATGAACTTGAATACCGGAGCGTGGGGTATGTGGAAAGACATCCCTGCTTTGTGCTTCGAAACTCATAATAATGAGATGTACTTTGGTACGTCGTTGTTAGATGGCGCTGATAACGCGTCGTTATACTACATGACTGGGTCTACTGATGCTGTTACGCTGGCAGGGGCGTCTGCAGGTCTAGTTGAGTTCACCCTCTTACCTGCGTTCTCACACTTTGGGCTGCCTGGAAAGTGGAAGCGTGTGCATTTCATACGCCCCGTCTTTACGTCCGAGCTGCCCCCGAGTTATATCGCTATTCCACAGTATGACTTCCATTCAAGTGAGTTGGAGCTTTCTGTTGGACTTCCTGGAACTGTGACTGGGTCTATATGGGACACTGATCTGTGGGATGCGGCCGAATGGTGGACAGGATATCTACAGCCAATTGAGAGTATTGGTGGCGGAGTTGATATGGGGCGTAATGTGTCGTACGTTTTGAAAGGTAGTAGCGCCAGTGATACGACTTACATAGGTGCTGATATAATGGCTGATGCTGGTGGT